CCTGGTGCTGATTATCTTCCTGATCTTGTGGCTGACCGGCCATCTCGGAGGCGTCTGAACCATGGCCGAGGAAATGCTGACCGAACATTTTTCCCTGGACGGGTTCGTCGCCAGCGACACGGCGGCGATGATGGGCATCGACAACACGCCGCCGGACGACAAGAAAGCCTGCCTGCAGATCCTCGCCGAGACCATGGAGCTGGTGCGCACCATCCTGGAGGACAAGCCGATCGTCATCACCTCGGGCTACCGCTGTTATGACCTCAACGTCGCCTGCGGCGGGGCCAGCGACAGCGCCCACCTGCAGGGCCTGGCTTGCGATTTCGTCTGTCCCGAGTTCGGCACGCCGCTGGACATCTGCGCCACCCTGGAGCCCTACATGGACGTGCTGGCCATCGACCAATTGATCTGGGAATACGAGGGCTGGGTCCATCTCGGCCTGTGCGCAGGCGACCCGCGCAACCAGGCCCTGACCATCAACGAGAGCGGCACATCGGAAGGTTTTGCCTGAAATCCTGTGCTAGATTGACCGCTTCCGGGGGTGCCCCTCCCGGAAGGGATCGACCAGGTCCGTCTCTCAAGGAGCGTCACACCTCTCGATGGCGATTGACCTGGCCGGTTTCCTCGGTGAAGGCGTTGTCCCCCGCACCGAGATGTCATCGCCCTCGGTTCGCACACACGCCACGGACCTTTGCCGAGCGAGAGGCCCCACCCTGGAACGTTCCCTCGCGGCCAGGGTGGGGCTTGTCGACAGCCGTGATGTCCGACGAGGCATAGCGTTTGCCCAGCCGGCACGTTGCGCCTCCGGATCACTTTTTCTAAGGTCGTCCGGCGACTACAGAGTTGCGAACAGCAGCCTTTGGCTGGGCGGGGATCGCTTCCCCGCCCAGCCTTTTTTGCTTATGGTGCAGGTTTCCCGGAGGACACTACCCCTTTGGAGGTAGTCTTCGGCTTCCATTTCCCTCGATGGAGCCGCCCGCGTGCCCACCACCTTCACGCCCACCCTCAACCTGACCAAGCCCCTGGTCGGCGGCGACAAGGACATCTGGGGCCAATATTGGAACGACAATGCCGACAAGACCGACGCGGTGTTCCGCTCGGCCAGCCGCACCGAGGTCAGTCTCACCGTAGGCGCGTCCCAGACCCTTGAGGTCAAGGGCGACATGCTCGTCAAGGACAGCACCGACCCGACCAAGGTCTTCCGGCTGCGCGTCGACAACCTGCCGACGGCGACCACGCGCACCGTCCGGGTGCCCTACAACGACGGCACCCTGGTCACCGAGGAGCAAGTCCTGGCGCGGATGCCGACCGGCACCGTGCTCTCGGGTTATTATGGCAACACCGCCCCGATAGGCTTCGTCCTTGCCGACGGCCGGACCATCGGCGACGCCAGCTCGACGGCGACCAACCGCGCCAACGCCGATTGCGAGCGTTTGTTCAAGCAACTATGGGCCTTGAACTTTACGGTTGTCGGCGGACGCGGTGCGACCGCCCAGCTCGACTGGGACGGCCACAAGCAGCTCACTCTGCCCAACCACTCCGGTCGCGTGATGGCCGGTCGCGACAACCTGAGCGGCACGGCGGCGGGCGTTCTTCCAGGCTACACGGCGGTGGGCACTGTCGGTGGCGCACAGTCCACGTCGACTACTGTCAGTGCGACCGGGAACGCCTCGGTCAATGGCACTACAGGTGCCGTAACTGCGGGTCAGAGTACGCTTGTGGCGGCTGGCACCAATGCCGGGCCGGTGGGTCTTGAGTTTCACAGTCACTCCATGAGTTTCAATGCTCCGGTTTCGGTGAACGGCGGCACTGCGGCGTTCGGCATCGTGCAGCCGACCATCGCGGTCGACGTGATCATCGCGCTCTGACCGATGCCCGCCTCGCACAAGCTGATCGCCCTGCAACTGCCGCCCGGCATGGCGCGGGCGGCGACGCCCTACGACACGACCAACCGCTGGTACGACCTCAACCTGATGCGCTGGGTGGCCGGCAGCCTGCGGCCGATCGGCGGCTGGGAGCGCATGACCCCTGCGCCGTTCAGTGCTCCGGCGCGCAAGCTGTTCTCGTGGCGCTCCAACGAAGCCGACCGCTCGCTGATGATCGGCACCGACCACCAGTTGATCGTCGACAAGGGCGGTGCCGGGACCTACGTCGACATCACGCCGTCCGGCTTCGTCCTGCCGGTCGCCAGCAACACGGGCGGCTACAGCACCGGCCCGTTCGGCATGGATTTCTACGGCACGCCGCGCGATCCCGCGGTGACCACCGGCGCCTATTCCAACTTCGCCCACTGGTCGATGGACAATTGGGGCGAAGATGTGTTGGTCACCGCCAACACCGACGGCCGGATCTGGCACTTCGTCCATGACGACCTGACGCCCTTGCCGCCCGTCCTGGTCGCCGGCACCAAGCCGGTCGGCTCGCCGCAGGCACCACCCAACTCGATCAGCTCCCTGATCGTCACCGCCGAGCGTCACGTCATGGCGATCGGCGGGGCGATTGGCGGGACCTATTACCCGTATCGCATCTACTGGTCGTCGCGCGAGGACATGACCGACTGGGATTTCGCTTCGATCACCAACTCGGCGGGATTTCTCGATCTTCAAGCCACCAGTCCCTTGATGACCGCCGTGCATGTCCGCGAAGGCATCCTGGTGTTCTCGCACACCGAGGTGTTCCTGATCTCCTATGTCGGAGGGCCGTACTATTACGGCGCGACCAAGATCGGCGAGATGAAGATGATGAACCCCTACGGCATCGCCACCTTCATGGGTGGTGCCTTCTGGGCGACCGACCGCGGCTTTCATCTCTACACCGCAGGCTACGTCTCGCCGCTCAACTGCGAGTTCTTCGACGATGTCGTCGCCGAGGTCGACGAGACCTGGGGGCCGCTGCGCGTCACCGCCGCGTGGAACGGCATCTACAACGAAGTGTGGTGGAGCTATCCGACGCACGACAACAGCGAGAACGACAAGTACGTCATCTTTCATCTCAACGAGGGCTGGTTCGCCTGGGGCTATATCGGCCGCAGCGCCATGCTGCCGGCGGGGACCTGGCAACAGCCGATCATGGGCGGCACCAACGGCCATCTCTACCTGCACGAGCGCGGCTGGTCGGCCGCCGGCGAGCCCATCCTGTTCGACCGCTACGTCGAGACCGGCGCGCTCGGCCTGGCCGACGGCACCAACATCGTCGAGGTCCACCAGGCGCTGATCGCCGCCAGCCTGCCGGGGACCTGGCGCATCGAGTTCTTCTCGCGGTTCACGCCGCACGGCGCCGAGAAACACTATGGGCCTTACAGCGAGCGCCCCGACGGCTACACCGACACCCGTGTCTCGGGACGCGAGGCGCGTGTCCGCCTGACCTGCGCCGTCGACGCCAACGTCGCCCTGGGCAAGACACGCCTGGCTGTCCGGGCGGCAGGCACGCGATGAAAGTCACACCGTTCGGCCAGGCGCCGTCCAGCTATTCCGGGCTGTTCTTCAATCAGTTGTTCGCCCGGCTGACCCTGATGTTCGGCCAGGTCGTGTCGCATCAGCAGGAAACGCCGCGCATCATGCTGCGCGCCCCCGGCGGAAAGATCTATGCCGTGACGGTCGACGATGCCGGCGTCCTGGTCGTCACCGACGCCGCCACCCTGCCGTCCGAACCCTCACCGGCCCCGCCATGAAAAACATCCTGACGCCGCACAGCGAAGAAGAAAATTCCAAGCCGCTCAGCGGCCAGCAGATCGTGCGCAAGATCGAGCGCGCCCTGCGGCACTCGCAGGACACCCACTCGTGGGAGGACATCCGTCGCGGCCTGCTCCAGGGCAACTACCAGATCTTCCAGAACGACCATGGCGCGGTCATCACCGAGATCGTCCAGGCGCCCAACAAGCGATACCTCAACTGCTTCATCGTGGTCGGCCGGCTGCCCGGCGTGATGAGCCTGCAGAAGATCGTCACCGACCATGCGCGGGACAACGGCTGCGAGTTCATGCTGGCGACCTCGCGCCTGGGCTGGCGCAAGGTCCTGCCGCTCTATGGCTGGCGCGAGGACGGCGTGATCTTCCGGAAGGACGTGCCCTATGCGTAATCCCGTCACCATGATGCCGGAGTGGGATTTTCATAAGGTCCCGCAGAAGCCCAGCTCCAACGGCGGCGCCACCCAGCAGACCGTCAACAAGACCGAGCTGCCCGGCTGGGTCTCCCAGGCCGGCCAGAAGAACCTCGACCAGGCCTACAACGTCAGCCAGAACCTGATGGGGCCTTACGGCGGACAGCGCGTCGCCGACATGACGCCGGCCCAGATGGCCAACATCAACTCGCTGCAGAGCCTGGTCGGTGGCACCAACCCGGCCTACGGCGTCGCCCAGAACGCCGCCGCCGACGTCAGCGGTTATCAGTCCCAGGGCATCACGCCCAGTTTCCTGGGCGGCATGGACCTGTCCGGGTACATGAACCCGTTTACCTCGTCGGTGATCGGCACCGGCCTGGCCGGGCTCGATGTCCAGCGTCAGCAGGCGATCCGCGGCATCGGCGACCAGGCGCTTCAGGCCAAGGCGTTCGGCGGCTCGCGCCAGGGCATCGCCGAAGGGATCACCAATACGGGCGCCGCAACCCAGGCCGGGAACCTGGCGGCGCAGCTCGGCTACCAGAACTTCGCGCAGGCCCAGCAGGCGGCGACCGGCGACATCTCGCGCGACCTCGCCGCCCAGCAGTTCAACGAGCAGGCGCGCGCCAACGCCGCCGGCATCCGGCTGCAGGGTGCGAGCACACTCGGCAATCTCGCCTCAAGCGGGCAGCAAGCTCAGATCCAATCTTTGATGGCGGCGATGCAGGGCCAGCAGATGGCGCAGACCCAGAACCAGTCCGTGCTCGACGCCCTGCGCCAGTACTACCAGGAGCAACAGCAGTTCCCGATCCAGCAATTGCAGATCCCCTTGCAGGCCTTGGGCATGACGCCCTACGGCCAGACCCAGACACAGACCTCGCCGGCGCCGACGAGCAATCCGACCATGTCCGCCCTGGGCGGGATCTCGACCGGCATCGGCATCCTGGGGACGCTGCTCGCGCCGATGTCCGGCGGCACCTCGCTGCTCGGCACGATTGCCTCGGGGGCAAGCGCGCTGTCCGACGAGCGCCTCAAGACCGACATCACGCCGATTGGCCATGACCCCAACCTCGACCTGCCGCTCTACGCCTATCGCTACAAGGGCGATCCCAAGACCTATCCCAAGCTCGTCGGGCCGATGGCCCAGGAAGTCGAGAAGAAATATCCCTCGGCGGTGCATCAGACGGCCGAGGGCATCCGCATGGTCGACTTCGATTTCCTCAACGACGTCGCGGGGATCAACGCTTTCCTGAAGAAGGCTGCCTGACATGGCCGAGAAAGGATTTAGCAAAGAGCAGCTCGCGATCATGCAACAGCTCCGCGAAGCGGCGCTGAAGTATGGCCTCGACCCCAATCACGTCCTGACCGTGGCCTCGATCGAAAGTTCGTTCAACCCGAGCGCCAAGAACGGCCTGCACACCGGCCTGTTTCAGTTCGGACCATCTGAGTGGAAGACCTACGGCACCGGCCAGGGCGACGCCATGGCCGGCCAGTCGGTCGACGACCAGGTGCTCGGCTTCAAGAACTACCAGGACGTGCTGCGCAAGCAGCTCGCCGCCAGCCTGGGTCGCGAGCCGACCCTCAATGAGCTTTATCTGGCCCATCAGCAGGGCGGCGCCGGCGCGCTCAGCCTGATCCACAACAACCAGCGCCCGGCGACGTCGGTGGTGCCGAGCGGCAACATCGTCGCCAACGCCGGGACCGACGCCGACACCGGGCAACAGTTTATCGATCGCTGGAACCAGAAGTACGGCGCGCACGCGGCGCTTGTCGGAGGTCAGCCGCTGGACACCGGCGGCGGCGGACAGGTGTCCACGCAGGCCCTGTCCACGCCGCCTTCGCTGGCCCAGGCCGGTGCCCAGGCCGGTGCCGATTATCTGAACTCACAGGCCCCGGACAAAACCAAAGACAAAGGCCTGGGCATGGCCGACTTCGCCAAGATGGCGAGTGGCGGTGCCCAGGCGATAGCCCAGCAGGATGCCGCGGCCAACAAAGGCCCGCCGCCGATGCCCAACCTGCCGGCCCATCGGCCGGACATGGCCAATGTCGGCCTGCTCAATCCGTTCAGCCAGCAGGGCGCTCCGGTCCAGGGACCGCAGGCACCGGGCCCGCAGATGGCCGGACTGGAGGGCGGCATGAGCCTGCTGTCGCCGATGGGACCAAACCCCAACAACGACCCGCGACTGCGCAAGCTGATGAGCGGTCTTCTGAGTGGAGCCTGAGATGGCAGCCAACTGGCCCTACGACGTCAACCCGGCGACCTACATCCAGCAGGCGACGCAGACGCCATTGCATCAGTTGCCGTGGTTCCGCACGCGCTACGCCGCGCCGCCGCCGCAGGAGACGCCACTTAGGCAACAACTCATGCAGGTCTTCGGCAACGCCCTGATGAGCCAGCAGCAGTTTCCCCAGCTCGTGCAGTCGCTGATGCAGAACCCGGCCTACAGCCGGGGACAGCTCGGCCTGCTGGCCTCGCCGACCTCGTACAGTCCCGATCAGAGCTTCTGGCGCATCAACTGGAACATCAATCCCTCGACCGGGGCGTCGGCCAACACCAGCTCGGCGAGCGGCGGCAACGAGGTCTACGGCACCGTGGGGCGGCCGATGAACACCGGCGGCAGCTTCGACGGCGGCTCGGCCAACGGCGCGACCGGCGCGGCCGGTGCCGGATCGAGCCAGGGCGGCGAGGCCGGCTCGGTCGGCGCGTCGGTCGGCGGCAACAGCGATGCCGGCGGCGCGGCGTCGGGGGTCGGCGGCGACAGCGGCACTTACTAGGAGACGATCATGGCGGGGCTGCTCGACGACATCACCGAGTTCATCGGCGGGTCTCCAGATCCCAAGACGATGGACGCCTCCGGCCTGACCCAGGCCGACCGCCGGCAGTCGCTCTATGCCGGCCTGACCGACATCGGGTCCAAGCTCTGGGCGGCCGGCGAGCCGATGTTCGGCAACGAGCGCGCCCGCTACCTGGCGTCGATCGGCAGCGTCCCGGCCAACATGGCGCAGATGCGCACGACCATCGCCCAGCAACGTATCCTCGGCATGAAGTCGGCCGAGGCGACGCGCCAGATGCAGACCCAGGCCCAGCTCGACGCCATGCTGAAGGACCCCGCCAAGGCCCAGCAACTGGTCGCGAGCCTGCCGGCGGACATGCGCGAACTGGCCATCGTCGCCATGCGCCAGAACGGCGCTAAGGGTCTGCTGGAGTTCCTCGGCCACGCCGACCAGCGCGCCCTGCAAAGGGCGCAGGCCAACAAGGCGACCATCGAGGCCGGTGTCCTCCAGCAACAATCGGAAAACCTCAAGAACCTGCTGGGTGGCGGTGGCGCTGCGCCAGCCGCGCCTGGCCAACCGCCAGCCGCCGTTCCCGGTCAGCCGCCAGCCGCCGCGCCCAGCCAACCACCGGCTGCCGTTCCGAGCCAGCCGCCGCCCGTGCTTACGCCCCAACAGCAGGTCATCGCCGCCCCGCCGCCGCCGTCGGCCGTGCCGCAGATGCCGCAGCCGGTGATCCCGCAGGGCGCCGGCGAAGGTCCCGATACCCCGGTGATGCCCGAGATCGTGGCTGGCCGTCCGGCCGGTACGGAAGGCCCCCGGATGATGCCGGACATCACGCGGCTGCCTGTCCCCGGTACGCCGACACAAACCCCGCCGACACAAACGCCGCCGACACAAACGCCGACCGTCACGCCACCCGTTCTTGGTGGACCGCGCACCCAGGTCGAGCTGCCGCCGACCCACCGGCCGCCGCGCACGGTGCAGGATCTTCCCCTGCAACAGCGCCAGGCCATCGCCGCCATGCCGATGAGCGAGCAGGGCAAGGCCATCGCCGCGGCGCTGACGCCCAAGACCAAGACGATGTTCCATGTCCCGACCGGACAGTTCGTCGACGTCGTCGAGCACGCGCCGCCGCATCCCGACTTCGCGCCCAAGGAGCACGCCGAAATGCTCCAGAAACAGCGCGAGTTCGCTCAGAAAGCTCTCAACGACAGCGTCATCCTGGGTCCCGACGGCAAGCCGCAGATCAACGAGGACCTGGCGCGCGCCAAGTACGTCGAAGAAACGATGAAATACAACGTCACCCAGGGTCCGGAGAAGTTCAAGCAAGCCACGGCGCGGCTGATCCAGGACCTCGCCAAGACCGGCTATGTCCTCGACGAAAACGGCAAGCCGGTGTTCGACGAGGCGACGGCCAAGCGCAACATGGAATGGGCAGTCGCCGAGAAAGCCGCCGAGGCCATGGCCCAGGCCCAGGCCCAGCAGGTCGATCGTCAACGCACCCGCGAGGAGCGCGACGCCGCAACCCGCGAGCGCGCCCAGGCCAGCGAAGCCGCCAGCCGTGGACAGACGACGGAAGGCAAGCCCGATCCCGACGCCCAGCGCCGCCTGGCCGAGGCCGAGGCCGAGAAACAACGCCTGATCGCCGAAGGCAAGATGGCCACCCAGCTCGCCGAAAAGGCCTTCGACAAGTACAACGACACCACCGGCCCGGTGGCGCGCGCCTCGGGAGCCAAGAACCTCCTGCCGCTGATCTACGAGGCCCAGGACCTGGTTAACAAGGGTGTCATCGACGGGCCGTTGCCCGAACTCCGGCAAACCGTCGGTCGCTACCTGGAGAGCGCCGGCTTCGGCAAGCAGTCGCTGGAGAGCCTCAACCGCACCAGCCTGAACAACCTGCTGGGCCGCACCGTGATCGACAGCCTGACCAGCGGCCGGCCGCTCGGCTCACAGGTGTCCGACGCCGACCGCAAGTTCATGGAGAACATCTCGGGCCAGGGCAGCTTCACCCAGGCCGAACTCAAGCGCCTGCTCAGCATCGCCGAAGGCGAGGCGCGCAAGGCGTTTGCCGATCACAAGGGGGCCCAGGACCGGCTGGTCAGGAACTTCCCGCAGCTCGCCCCGCACGTGAAGGGCAACGACGACCTGGTGCCGCCTGATCGCGACGAAATCCTCAAGGAGATCCGTGCGCGCGATGCCGAGCGCATAGAGCGCGAAAAGAAAGACAATCAGCGCGGCGTCATCAATCCTCGCTAGGAACCCGACGCATGAACCCCTACGAGCTGCATGAGCAAGTCGCACGCATCCTGGAAAGCGGCGGCCCCAATGCCAAAGCCGACGCCGAGCGGCTGGTCAAGATGCACGGCTACACCACGGAGCAATGGGATGCGCTGGCGCCGCGCATCGCCAAGGCCGGCGAGGACAAGGGTTTTCTGGGAAGAGCCATCGAGAACCATCACATCCAGACGATCCACGGCAACGCCGGACGCGGTGCCGATCCGTTGGGCGGCAAGCACATCAGCGACCAGCTCCGTGTCCTCGCCGACACTGCCGGGTTCGGCATTCCCGATTTCATCAGTGGACAGCTCCCTGGACAGACCACGGCCGACCAGCGCCAGGCGACGCGCGATGCGCGCGACCGCCTGACCCCCATCGAGCGTATCGCCCTGGACGTCAGCGGCGCCGTCATCGGTCCCGGCGGGACCGCGCTGAAAGCCGGCGCAGCCACGGCGACGGCCGGCCTGAGCAAGCTCCAGCAACTCATCGCCGCCGGCAAGGGCTTCGCCAAGCAGACGCCGCGCCTGGCCGGACAGGGCGCGGCCTACGGCACAGCCGACTATGCCGGACACACATTGGGCGACAGCACGACGCCTATCGACAAACGGGTCGAGCAGGCCGCCGTGGCGGCAGCGGCCGGCGGGGCCGGCGGCGTCGTCCTGCCGGCCGCCATCCAGGGTGTCGGATCAGCAGTCGGTGCCGGAGTTCGCGCCGTCACCGGAGCCGCCAAAGAGGGTCTCACCAAGGCCCAGCAGAAGATCCTCGGCAAGATCGAGGCCGACGCCGAGGGGCGGGCCGCCTTCGAGGGTCGTCCCAAGCCCAGCCCGACCGGCTCGGTGCTGGAGGCCCGCCAGCAGATCATGGACCCGACCAATCCCGGCGCCGTCGATCCCAATGCCATGCTGGCCGAAACAGGTCCGGGTGCGCTCGCCCTGACCCAGGGCGTCGTCCAGCAGCCCGGTGCCGGATCGACGGCGACGCGGATGGCGATTGCCGACCGTGCGCGCGGCGAGGAAGGCCGGATGCAGGGCGCGGTCCAGCAGAACCTCGGACCCTTCGGGCGCAACGCCCTGGTCCCCGGCAACGCGGCGCAGTCGGTCGAGCATCTGCGCGAGACCCAGGCCCGGCTGCACGAGAACTTCAATCCGATCCTCAACAACCAGAACACCCAGATCGACCCGGCGCGCGTCGAGGCCTTGGTCAATCATATCGACACCATGCTGGCGAGACTGCCGCCCGGCCCTTCGGTCGAGCGCGCCAACCTAGAGCGCGCCCGCCAGGGCCTGATCCTCGATCCGGGGACACCAGGGACAGCAGGGATACCGGGCAACGCCTACACCCTGCCGACGCCACCGACGCAAGGCACGGCGCCGACCTACAACACCGATCCGCAGCAACTGCACAAGCTCAAGATGATCCATTCGGGCTTTGCCAGTCACATCCCCGGCGAGACGGCGGGCGCCCAGGCAGCGGCGAGCGGCGCCAACAAGCAGGTCGCCGGCCGGCTCGACGAGATCCTCGACACGCACGTTCCCGGCTACCAGCAGATCAACGAGCGGTCGCGCGCGCTCACCCGCAACATCGAGGACATCACCGAGGTCGGCGAAAAACTCTTCTCGCCGCGGACATCGCCGATCCAGGTCGGCGAGGCGGTCAACCGGGGACAGGGGCCGGTCTACGCCGGTGCCCAGTCCAAGCTCGGCGAGATCGTCGAGGGCTCGCCGCAGGGCACCCACGCCGCGATCAGCAGGATCTTCGATCCGGCGCAGCCCGACACCATGGCCAAGCTGCGCATGATCTACGGCGAAGAGGGCACCCAGCGCCTGATCCAGCAGATCGAGGCCGAGACCCGGCGCAAGCAGACGACGCAGAGCGTCGTCGGCAACCCGCCGACCGCCGAGCGCATCGCCGCCAAGGAAGACCTCAACGAGGGCGTGGCGATACCCCGTTCGACCGGCATCGAGCATTTCGTCGTGTCCATGCTGGCGGCGGGCAAGTCGGCGCTCGATGTCTTCCGCAACAAGGAGGTGCGCGACGAGATCGGCCGGGCGACCAGCCTCAGGGGCGACGATCTCGACAGATACCTGGGCGACCTGATCGCCAATATTCAAATACAGCGCGCCAAGGCAGCCGACAGCAAGGTCACGGGCGCCCCCGGCGGCGTCCTCGGCGTCGGCCTGCTCGGCGATCCCAATGTCCCGCAGCCGCCAGGGCTGACCATCGACATCGACCGGCCGAACCGCTGATTACTTGCGCTTCGGCTTGGCGCGGGGCGGCTGGCGGCCACCAATCGTGACCGGCGTCGTGTCGGACTTGCCGAGCTTACGCAACAGTCCTTGGACGGCTTTGACGGTCTTGGTCTTGGCCATGGCGTTCTCCTAGTGGCGCGGCGCCGGACGGCGCGGCGCGGCCGGTGCGCCGACGATCATCGCCAGTATTTCGTTCTCGGTCATGTCCTCGGTCTGCAAACGGTGACGCTGGTCGGGCGGCAGATGCCCCATCAGCAAGATCTCGCGCAGCTCGTTCGACAGGTCGCCCGTGCCCTGCACCGGCGAGGCTTCGTCGACCACGGGACAGGGCAACGACAGGGGCGCGTTGTAGGTCGTCGCCGCACGGACAGCAGGACGAGGCACGGTGATCGCCGGCATCGGGATGTCGGGCTCGGGCTTGCGCACCGTCGTCAAGTCGGCCTCGACGGCGGCGGCGTAGAGCCGGACCTGCTCCTCGGTCGAGTGCGGGTACTTGCCTCGGAAGACGACGACAGCGTCGTCGACCTGGCGCTTTACCTGATCCACGGCACCGCCGGCGGCCGTTGGACCGGCACCGGATCGCGCGTTGTCGGGGGTGTGTAGATCGTGACGTCGCCCACGGTGGTCGACGACGCGCCGTTGTCGCAGATCACCATGTCCTTGACCGTGGTGCACAGCACCGTCTGGGCGTGGACAGGGGCCATCGTCCCGACGATGGCGATGGCCCCCAGGCCGAGCAGCACAACTCTCATGCGATGATCTCTCCCTCGGCCGCCGGCGTATTGGCCGGGACATAGCGCGGTTTCCGTTGCTCGGCGTCGTTGAGCATGTCGACGACCTGGTAGGCCACGTCGGAACCATAGAACTCGGCGACCACGCCGTCGGCCGAGGTTTCGAGCAGGAAGACCGGGTGGTGTCCGCGCGAGGCGCGGTTGATGCGGTAGACCGTCATGGCGTGGCCAAGGGTCCGCCGGTGATGACCAGCCGGTCGCGCTCGGCCTGGCTGTCCTCGAAGGCTGCCGGCGGCGCATCGGTCGGCACCTGGCCGCCGCCCAGCCAGCCGGCCTGTCCAGGGAGCGGCGCTTCCTGCGGGATGACCGGCGGCACGTAGTCGGCGAGCGCCGTCAGGATCAGCTCGGCGGCGTCCTGGGCGCGGGTCAGGGCGAGGACGCCATGCTGGGGATGATAAATCTCCCACATCATGCCCTGCGAGGTCGGGGTCTCGCGGACCACCGCTCCGGTGACGTCGGCCTGGGGCGTAAGGTCGAGCAGCGGGTCGCGATCGGGCGGCACGGTGTTGCCATAGGCCGGATCGACCGGATCATTAAAGGTAGGCATCGTGTTCTCCCATGCAGGGGTGAGGGGACGAGAACGTCAGCAGACTAAAAGCTCGATCCGGGTTGCGCAATTCGCGGCGGATCTTCTGGCGCACGAAGTCCTCAAGTCGCCGCTCGTTGATCTGCGGATGATTGCCCAGTTGCTGGACGATCGTGCGGCCGTCGGGCATCCCGATGATCATGCGGATGTGCCGGGTGCCGGCGTCCCAGGCGATGCTCGTCGCGCCCATCTCGCGAGCGACGCGCTCGGCGATGCGGGCCGACTTGAACGGTGGTCGGGTCATTTGTCCTCCTTTGCCAAGGCGCGGGTCAGTCGTTCATGTACGTGACGGCTGCCCTCACGACGCAGTCGCGTGTGCTCCTCAATCGTGTCCCAGCACCAACCGATGTGGTTGATGGCCAGCAACAGGGCATCACGCAGTTCCTTGTTGTGGTTATCGTTGGTGGTCATGTGTCTTCCTCCCTGGTGCCTTCGGCATAGGCAAGGGCCTTACGAGCGCAGGTCACGATTGCTGCGTTGCAGTTGGGCGTGCCGGTCTCGGCCAAGACGATGATGGTCTTCAAGGCGACCACCAGGCCGTCGACGGTGTCCAGCAACGGACCCATTTCCTCGTAGATGCGCTGGATTTGCTTGACCGTGAACTCGACGGGTTCGTCGTTGTCGTTGGTGGTCATGTCAGCGCCCCGCGTGAACGACGATCATCAGAAGCGCGGCGCACAAACCGATAAATGCGCCCAGCCCGCCGCCGGCGAGAAATCCCAATCCCGAGAGAAGCAAGATCATTGGCATGGTTTTATGGTCCTATGGTGTTGCTTCCCCTAAGATAGTCAATTATCAGACAAATGTCAAGCCTGGCAAAGCACGCCGCACTCTATGGCAGCTTCGTTATCGTAGCGTCCCTGGCCGGGCTCCAATTGGTCAAGATAGAGCCGCACGCGCTTGCCGCCACGGCGGTCGCTCAAAATGGTAATGCCCATCTCGCGCTCCAACTGGGCCATGCGCTTGAAGTCCTCGGGGAAATCGACCCGGATCTTGTTCCAGTAACCCATGCCGCCTTTGACGCAGCCAATACAGTTGTTGTTGCGATAGCCCAGCTTGTACATCGTCGGCAGCTCGATCCCGGCCGCGGACAGTATTTGGTAGCAATCGGCCTTGGTTACTTTCCTGTCCAGCAAGGGGAACCATGTCCGGGTGTCCAGGAAAGAAGCGTCGAAGTCGATGATCCGCTTGCGTTCTTCGACGGTAAAGCCAAAGACATGCAGGTCGTCGGGGCGTTGATAGTCCATGCGGACGTTCTTTTTCAGCTCGATGGTGCAGCGCGCACCCTGATGCCCGATCAGCCAGCCGGTCTTGCGGAAGACGTCATAAATATCGCTGTACTCCTTGGAGCGCAGGATCTTGATCTCCTGGCCGATCCAGTTCTCGACATGGGCCATGAAACGCAGATTGTCGGGATGCTCGTAAGCCAGGGTGTCGCAATACAACACCTCGATGTTGTCGCGCTGCTCGCTGACCGCGAGCTTGGCGGCCACGGCGCTGGCGGCACCGCAGGAAAACCAGACGAGGGTTCGCGCGTCCATGGTCATGCCTTGTGATAGCGCGGGCCATACCAACCAGCAGCCTCCACCGGCAGGCCGGTGGCCCATAGCGGGACCTCTTTCATGACGTTGAGCATGACCTTGAGGCCTTCCGCGCCGTCGGCCTCGTCGATCTCGGCAATGATCTCGTCGTGGACCGAGAGCAGCGGATCAAGCCCGACATTGGCCAGGTAGAACAGGGCCGTAGCCATGATGTCGCGCGCCGACCCTTGAGTGACGTCGGCGGCCAGCTTGGAACCCCAGGTGCGGATCGCGCCCCACTGGTTGGTGTAGGGATTGATCCCATCGTAGACCAAACTGTCGCGGCCATCGTCGGGATCTACCTCGATACGCGCGTTGCGATAGATCAGCCAACGCGCCGACGGCAGGATGAGCGCGACACCGCCCGTGGTGCGGGCCGCGCCGATACGCGAACTGATCATGCGCTGTGTCCCCGGTCGGGCCATGACCATGCGGCGGACACCCCTGTCGAGGTCGGCCCACAGCTCCAGGATCTTCGGGTTGTCGGAACGCCATTTCCAGATGTTGTTCTGGGCTTGGGTCACGCTCAAGGCGACGCCGTAGCCACGGGCGATGGCGATGATCTTGGCGACCCCGGTGCCGTAGCCGGCGCCCAGCCTGAAAGTCTTGCCCAACTGGCGGTTGGTCGAGCCGAGCTTGTTCGCGTCGTAAGTATAGATGTCGTGTCCGTCGGCGAAGATCTTGAGCACGTCGTCCTGGCCGGCCAGCCAGGCGAGCATCCTCGCTTCGATCTGGCTGAAGTCGCCGGCGACCAGGGTCTTGCCCGGCGAGGCGACGAAGCAGCCGCGCAAGCACGACGAGACGACGTCGAGCAAGCGTCCGTGGAACTTGCGCAGGTAGTCGGGCGATTGCCCGTCGATAATGTCCTGACAGGCTTCCAGCGGGTTCTTGAGCGTCCCGCGCGGCAGGTTGTGAAGCTGGACACGCGCCCCGCCGGCGCCGCTCCATCGTCCGGTGCGGGTGCCGTAGTAACGCAACGATCCTCTTAGCCGGTTATCGGGCTCGACGGCGGCCAGCATGGCGTCGAGCTTGGCGACCGAGGTCTTGGCACCGTCCCGTCGCAGGGCAAGCGCCTGCTCGGCGACGTCGCCCTCGGGATCGGCCAGGCTCTCGATGGTCTCCTTGCGCAGGTCCTTAAGTCCCGGCATTCCGTGACTTTGCACGAACGGCAGGAGCTTGTTGACCTGGGTGATGCTGGTGACCTGGCCCTGGGTGAGCGTGCGCATCTCGCGGTTGAGATCGAACGTCGCCGCGGCCGCCAGGGACCGCATGGTCTCGGCAAACTCGATGTCCACGGCGATGCCGCGATGGTTCATGCGCTGATCGAGGAGCCATATGTTTCGCTCGAAGCCGGGCAAGGCAGACGTCGCGTCATGAATGGCGCGCTCGGCCTCGACGTCTTGTTCGCAGTACTCGACCAGGCGTTGGAGCTTGTCGGGATCGGTCTTGTGCCACCACACCGGCACGGCGATCACTCCCGCATAGCCAAGTTTTCGTGCCCAGCCGCGTGGCCGGGACATCTGCAGCATCAGCCGATGCGCCGTGGCGTACTTCTGAAGATTGAACGGAATACCCAGCGCCGGGCCGGCGACCTCCAGCTTGGCCGGCAGGCCCCAGTAGCTCGCCTGCGCCATGGTGCAATGCCATTGGTTCGGTGCCGGCAGGGCGATGCCGTAGCGGGGTGCGAGGATATACACCCAGATGTCGTGCTCGAACTTGGCGTTCCAGGCGTGGACCTCGACCGTGTCCTCGCTGAGCACCGACAGGGCGACCGACATAAGCTCGACCGGCGGCTTGGGGTTCGTCGACGGTATCCAGCGCCGGACGGGACCGTCGTCGACCGCCCAGCAGACACACGTCACGTCGGTGCTGGGGTCCTGGGCGTAGCGTGACGAGCCGACCTTGCGCAGGTCGATCTGACTATGGGTCTCGACGTCGATGTGCAGCCTAGTCATTGCGCAGCCAGAGGCCGTTGCGACCCAACGGCGTGTGGCGATAGTCGCGCTGGCGCAGCCAGTCGCGGGCCAGCTTCATGTCGTCGAAGCTGGCGACCATGCGGTCGTCGGCGACGTCGCGCAGCTCGATGCGCAGGCCCTGGCCGATGGTGTGAATGAACTCGGGCCGCACGGCCTTGGGCAGCAGCATGTCCAGGACCCTCCAGGCGATCAGACCCGACCGGCGGCGTGAAACGATCGACGGGGGAGCCTGTCGTTGCACGCCGCCGGGTCGGGTCGATCCCCTCCCACGGGAGACTAAAAAGGGTTCTCTTTGGTCGGCGCGTTCTGGCCCTGGCGAGCCTGGATCGCTTGCCCGTCTTCGACGGGCAACTCGCCGAACGTGTCCTCGGCCGAACGCCGGTTGTCGAAGCGCGGCATGTTGACCTTGGCGATCTGCACGTTGCTGAGCCCGAAGCTCACGCCGACGTTGCCGAGCTGGTCGTAGGCGTAGGGCTGCACGCTGAACCTGGCCATCTGTCCGGCATAGACGTCGGCCTCCAGCATTGGCTGGCGCTGCGGCCCGACGACGCCGGGCGGGAACTTGCTCCAGCAATTGATGTAGGTCATGCCGGGCTCGTAGCCCTTGAGGTTGGACTTGACGCCGGCATCGTTGAACGGGGTCTTGATCCGTTGGACGAAGCTCGGGTCGTTCATGCGCGAGCCGAACTTGGCCTTGCAGGCCTCGAACGCGGCGGCCTTGAGCGCGGCGTACTCGGCCGACGCCTGGGCTGCCGCGTCGAAGATCAGGGTGGCCGAATAGGCCAGCTCCTGCGAGTTCAGGCGCGGTTTTGGCGTGAATAAATTGGGAAAGCTCATGTAGCCGATCGGCGTGACAAGAGCGGTCGACCCTGCGGTCTGGGTAGCCATGGTGTTTGTGTTCCTTGAAGTTGTTTACGGTGATTGAGGTTCTTGACGACTACAGCAATGATTGTATCCCATTTAAGATCTTCGCGTCAACAGGCACGTCGCTGAAGATCTCGCTCGCCTCCTTGACGACGACCTCGGGGCGCGGATCGGTGGCCTGGACCAGCGATGTCCCCGAGCTTTCCTTGGACACGATGGACTTGTTCATCATGGCGACGACCTGGGGCACCAGGAACTTCTCCATCTGGGCGGGCGACTTGAGTTCGGGCCTCGTGTACCAGTCGGGCTCCTCGGAGCCGTGCTCGCGCAGCCAGATCGCCGCGTCGAGCGGGTCTTTCCACTTACGAACGGCACGTTTTGCTACCAGTTTATGATGCTTTATGCGCGCCCCCGCCTGCGCCCGCTTCAGGGCCTCGGCGGCGACGGCGTCGATACGCAACTGGATCAGGTTGTTCTCCAGCATCTGCTCGCCCAGCTCGTCGTCGCTCAGGGCGCCGGCGAATTCGGTGGGCTGCAGGCTGAACTGCTTGACCGCCAGTTGCTGCGCACGAGCCTTCAGGCCGGGACAGTGCGCGGTGGCCGGACAGAACCGACAGTGTTCCCCGGTGACGAACGGGCTCATGTCCTCGTGTCCACCGGCGATGGCGGACACGGCGGGCTTGAGGACCTGGTCGGTCCAGCGCATGAGATCCAAATCGGAAATTATCCAGGATCTCTCGAAGTCGCCGTTGGGGGTCCGCGGCTGGACGATCACCAGTTCGATCTCGTCGACGTCTTCGCGCTCCTTGGGCGTCAGGTCGTAATAGGCGCCGGCGGCGTAGCACAGCAACTGGGCGTTATCCTGCGGATAGACCTCGATGCCGCGACCGTATTTGTAGTCGAACACCGAGAGCTTTCGGTCGACCAGCACCGTGGCGTCCAAATTCCCGAACATGCCGGCGGCCTTGCCGACCACGGACGAGAGATCGACCTCGTGCTCGGAGGAGCAAACCCCGCCGCGGGCTTTGACGATGTCGCGCCACAACCCGGCATACTTGTGCATGTCCTCGGTGATCTCGATGTCGTGGCCGTCGACCGAGACGACCTTGCCGACCGGGTCCGGGGTCTTGCCCGTGAGGTAGGCGTCGGCGACGAGATGCGCCAACGTGCCCTCGGCGGCGTAGCGCGACGCGACGCGCGGCGACGTCGGCAGGCTCTTGATGAAGCTGACCGAACGTCGACAGGCCAGCCAACGCTCGGCACTCGACGGCGGGAAATTATGGGAGTGGCGCATCGGGAAGATCCTTGTGAGGGGGCCGTGCTCCTCGCCGGCCACTTGTGGTGCATCCTTCTCCGTCAATTCGACAATCCTTTCGGCCAATTCGACAGAAAGCATTTCGGCTTCCTCGAACCACAGCAGGACAGTCATGGCGGCGACGGCTCGAACAAAAGATCGAACACTTCACGCGGAAGTAATAACGCGCGCTTGTCGTCGACCCACACCAGCCAGTCGCCGGGGCGCGGCTCCTGGCGGGCGATCAGGCGCTTGTTGTCGCCCTCGCCGGGAATGTACGGCCGCATGTGGAGGTTCGAGAGCGTGCCCCTGGGCTTGCCCTTGACCTGATAAGTCTTGAAGCCTTCGTTGGGGTCGATCATCGGCGGCACCTTCATGGTAAACATCATGTCGTAGATCGCCGGCCGCCACAGATGACCACGGGTGAACGTGCTCATCTCGTTCCAGTGCTGCGGCGGCGGCGGCAAGTCGAGACGTTCGGTGTGACGGAACAGCCCGTCGAACAACGCCGCGCCGAAGCCGTCGGCCTGGATGCGCAGATGCAGCAAGTCGGCGTCGCTCACGCTCAGCCTCCCAATTCGGCCAACGCCGCCGTGCTCATCTGGTAAAGCTCGTCGGCCTTGTCGAGCGGGACATCGACCAGCTTGGTGACGTTGAAGTGCTTGCACACCTGGTCGACCTTGGCCTGGCCGGCCGGCCCCTTGGTATAGACCTTTTTGAGCACCAACACCGCGTCGTGGCGGACATCGGAGGCGGTCTTGCCCGGTCCCTGGACGATCGAGGTGTCGGGGCTCGTGACGGGTGGCGGCGTCGTCGCGACCTCGTCGCTCGGCGGCGCAGTCTCGTTGGCCAATAGCACTGCCTCTTTGCGCGGCCGGCCCGGACCCTTTTTGGCGGCGACGACGGCGGGCTCGTCGTTGGCAGGCTCTTTGGCTTTGCCGGAACCGTTCACGCCGGGCGGCTTGGTCGCCGCCGTCGGGCCAGGCGCAGGAGCCGGCGGGACCTGGACATTCAGCACGCTCAGCATCTGGGCGATGATGTCCTGGACGGTCTCGCCGATGAACTCGATCTTGATGGGCATGACAAACTCCTGAGGGGTTATAGAGGGTAGACGATCTTGGCTTTGAGGATGGCGCGACGCACCCGGTCGAGCTGGCTCATGGACAAGCCGGCGTTCAGGAGCGCCACTGCCAACCTGATCTCGGCCATGCTGTTCAGCAGATGATGTCTGGCGGTGGGGTCGGGGCTTTCTGCCGCCATGTCCTTCAACATGCCGTAAGTCAGGATAAGGGCCGTCGAACGCTGGTCTTCGCGACCCTTGAAATCGACGGACATCACGCGACCTCCCGGCTGTCGAACATGCGGCCGATCTCGGACGCTTTACGTGCGACCACCGTGGAGATGATCTCGTCGAGGGTGCCCGGCGCGTAGGCCATACGCGCCAGCACGGCGTTCTTCTGACCTATCCGGTGCGTCCTCGCGATGGCCTGGGCGACGGTGCCCGGCGTCCAGTCGGGCTCCAGCACAAGAACATCGTGCGCCGCCGTCAGGGTCAGCGCCGTCCCACACGCCTGGGTCTGGCCGATGAACACACGGGTTCGAGGTTCGTTCTGGAACAAGTGGACGGCGGCTCCTCTCGTAGCGAGAGGAGTGCTGCCGGTGATCGCCACGGCCTGGCTCTTGAAGTGATTTTGCAAACGGTCGATCACGCCCAGGTGATGCGCGAACACGACGAGCTTACCCTCGCCGCTGTCGAGGAAATCCTCGATCCAGTCGATGCCGGCCTTGAGCTTGGCGGCGCCGAGCAATCTCCGGGCGCCAGCCAAGGACGTCGCCCGGTCGTTGAGCCATTTGACGAGTTCGTCGGGAGACATCGTCTGGCCCAGCACAGGGTCGCGGAACTCGGGCGGGACGGTGGACATATCGACGTCCAAGGGCATCGGCTCGATCATCAGGTCGGGAAGATCAGGGAGCACGTCGACCTTGCGCAGCCGCCTGAAAAATCCCGCCGTGCGCTGACGCAGGGCATCGGTGTTCTTCGAGCCGACGACCCTCAAGCCGTAGTTCGACGCCCGCATATGCGAATAAAGCTCCCTGAACTGATGCTCGGCCAAGGGTCGTTTCGTCGTGTGATGGACGATGGTCTCGGGGGCCAAAGCATTAAGATGGGTCCACAGCTCGGCCGTGAAGTTCGGCGCCGGCGTGCCCGACAAAGCCAGCACCATGCACGCGCCGTCGATGAAGGCGTCACCCTTGCCGTCGCAGGCAGAGCCGTAGACGCATCTGGTACGCTTGGCCTTGCGGTCCTTGGCGTAGTGCGCCTCGTCGAGCACGATCATGTCCGGGACGTTGACCGCCAGCCACTGGTGGTAGGGCGACGGGTCGCGCACGAACTCGGCCCAACTCCAGAACGTCCATTCGCCGGTGGCGCTCCACTTGATCTGCTCGTGGGGCCACACGACGCGGCCGATCGCCGGGCCTATGACTAAAATCTTCCGGAAGCCGCGGCGCTTGGCGACTTCGATACAGAGCCTGGTCTTGCCAAGCCCCTGCTCCCAGGCGACGAACAGCCTGGCCGGGAGTGGAGCGTTTACCAACTCGTCGAGCTGGGCCTGCTGAAAGGGAAAAAGAGGTTCGACGCTCATCGACCGACATGGCCCTTGGGGGCATGGTCGCGGACACCGACGACGAAGTGCTGGGGTCGCGGACCTTTGCCCGTACCCCTTTTTCCGGTCGGCGGATTGCGCACCGGCTTATAATCCAGCCGCTCCGACTTGCCCGGCGCCTTGAGCCGATAGTCGTCGGCGCCGAAAATCCCCGTCCGATCGAAGCATACGATCTCGGTGCGCAAGGCCGACGGCGTCGTGTAGCGCAGCCACCTGTCGCTGCGCAGGACATAGGCACGCGACAAATAAACCTCGGCCGCCGTCGCCTTGTACTGACGGCAGATCGCCACCGCAGCGGCACAGCCGGCGGCCGAACGCTTGGCGCTATTTTTAATATCGCGATCCTGGACGGTGACCAGGAGATCGACGACGGCGTCGTCGACCGGCTTGCCCTTGCGCAGGCGGCGCTTGCTATGGGCGCTCTTGGCTTTCATGTGCGATCCCCTCGAACGGTGTGATGATGGTTTTGGTTTTACGTTTGGCTTTGGTCTTGGGCTTGATCCGGGGTGGTATCGGCAGAGCAAGGAATGTGTCGTTCGCGGACAGCCAGTTATCCAGCGCCATCCTGATCACGGCGCTGACGGTGGTGTCGCGCTTCAAGGCGTGACGACGCAAGCCCGCCAAGGTCTGGGTCGAGACATGCAAGGCCAATCTGGGCGTCGCGGTGACGATGACCTGGCCGTGCGAGCCCCTGGCGCGGCGCGACTTGCGGGTGGTGTGAAAGGCCATGGGTCTTAATCCTTGAGCTTCTCGGACCCCGTCCACGCGATCAGCGCGGCGTCGGATCGTCCGTGTTTGTTTTTGGTGAACCAGTCGGCGCGCTCGGGAAAGATCTCCCTCGCTTTCTTCAAGGACCCGTCCTTGCCGCCCCTCAACCGCGCCAGCGACTGCCACTTCTGCGGCGTCATGTAGGTGATCGGGATGGCCAGCGCCGCGATCAGGCCTTCGAGCTGGCCGACGACGCGGCCGAACTGGTAGGTGCTGGACACACCCTGCTGGGGCATCGGCCCGACCAGTTCGATGAAGGCACGGGTGACCAGCGGCCGGTTTTCGAGAAGAAAACTCGACAATGACTGGAGATCTATCTCGCGCTTGGACCCACCACCGCGCTTGAGGGTGTGGGTCGGCATGTCGAGGATCGAGTGCAGGGCGCTGACCGAAGGTTCATAGAGCGCAATGGCGCCGGTCAGGCCGGGGTCGAGACCGATAATCATAAGGCAGACGCTAGATTTGGTAGGGTACGCATTCTGTTCCCAAAGATGTTGTAAGCATTATCTGATAGTAAGATAGAGCTTGAACTGACAGAATGCAAGGGGGAAGATGGCCGTCGAGGGGACGATCCCCTCAGATCGCCCCTCGACGGCTGCGTCTCCCTAAATGACCAGTCCACCGGGGGTGAACGATCAAAGACGCAATCGGTGCACGGTCCTGCCTGGGCCTGCACCACGGCGACGGATTGGAGTACATCGCATGGACAACGTAACTCCTTCTTTCTCAGTTAACAACCCCCTCGCCAAAGCACTCTCCCTGGCCCAGCGCGGCTTTCACGTGTTCCCGTGCCACGACGACAAACGACCGGCGACAAAGCACGGTTTTCACGACGCTTCCGACGATCCGCTCAAGATCAAGATGATGTTCCGCGGCGCCCCCAAGGCGACCCTGGTGGGCATCGCCTGCCCGCAGTCGCAGATCCACGTGCTCGACATCGACCCCAAGGGCGAGACCTATTTCGCGGCAAACCAATCACAGGTGCCCGAGACCCTGGAGATCAGGACGCGGCGCGGCGGCAAGCATTTGATCTACAGCGCCAACGAAACTCTCGCGCTCAAGAACAACGCGCGCAACGGGATCGATGTCCGGTCGGGCACGCCGGGCCATGGCGGCTACATCATCGCCTGGGGCGACGCCTATCAGTACGACCGACGTAAGATGTCCTCCGACTTTCCCACAGGCTTCGTGCAGAACGCGTGGACACAAGCGGCCTCGAACGGGGTAAATCCCGCTTTATCGTCGCCGTTCGGCCTGGGGATCAACAGCCTGGGGATCGCCGGGACAACCATCGCCGATCGTATCCGGGAACTCGTGTCGACGGCTTCCAGAGTGCCCGACGGCGATTGCGACAACTTTCTCATTCAGGCCTACGGACACGTCGCCAAGGCGTACAAGGACGGGGTGATCGGCCTCGAAGAGGCGCTCAAGACCTGCGGCCGCATAAACAATCGCCTAGTCACCAACCTCGACAAGGACTTCGCCGGCAAGGTCATCCGGGTCGGGCTGACCGCGGACAGCGCCCTGGCCGGCCAGTACGAAGGCTACGACGACGGCGAGCCGATTGCGCCATTCCCGGTGAACCCGGTGGCCAAGGCCCAGGCGATCTTTCCTCCGGTCGTCGA